TAAACCAACCTCCTAAATTCTCACCAGTAGAAGAATTAGCAATACCTTGAACACCTACATTTAGAGAACCATTAGCACCTTCAGCAGAAGCTATCAAACCATATGCACCATTACCTCCTGCTGCTCCGCTACCATTGTAAGAACTTTTTGCTCTTAATGCGTATGGTTTTTCATTAGCTGCTGAAAACACATCAAGTTTAGCCATCGTACCAGGAGTTGTGCCTAATCCTACTCCACTACCATCATCAAATAGTAAACTATTTGTAATTCCACTAGTACTTGTCCATTTTGTTAAAAAGTTTAAAGTACCACTTCCAGATATTGTACCTGACCCACCAGCTGGTGTCGCCCATGATAATTGTGCTGGACTACCTCCACCTGTAGTTAATACTTGACCTGCAGTACCTCCTGTTGTAGGAAATATAAAGTTTTTAAATGAAACCTCCCCATCTCCATTGATTTTTAATACCAAATCGTTAGGAAACCCAGATGGTTGTGCAGCATAGTTAGCTGATGCTCCTAAAAATAATTTAAATTCTGCAAGAGCATTTCTTCTAAATATTGTACTTTCTGGTACTATTGAAAAATTATTTGCTGCAACAACTTCCATAATACCTACTGTTGTACCACTAATAGCACCAGTTGCAATATTATCTGCAGTACCAGTAAATAACAATGTACCTAATTTGTCACCTATAACTACTGAATCAGGTGTACCAATTGAACCTCTAGATTTTCTAAAAGATATAGCTCCTTTGCGTTCTAAACTATCAGACCAGTTTGCAAGTCTTAATGCAGAATCTTGAGCTAAACCTTCAGTTTCAACATTTAAATAAGATACTCCTAATTGAACTTTATTATCAGTTCCATCATTAAGTCTAAAACCAACTTCTGTACCTGGTATATCAACAAAAGAGAATCTTGGTGAAGATGTTACAGTATTAGTTGCAGTAAACAATGGTAATTCGCCAGTTGTACCTGTAATTGCAGAAGTTTGAGTACCCCATGTCAATACACCAGCACCATTAGTTATCAATGTTTGTCCTACAATACCATCTGTTTTAGGTAATATATAAGTACCTGTAGAGTTACCAATTTTAACATATCCATCTTGAGTTAATTCTAAAACATCTTGAACACTGTTTTGAGTATTACCAACTGTTCTAAATTTAAGATTTTTACCTTTACCTGTTGAAGTATGATTTACTGTTGCTATTGAAGTAATTAAACTGTGAGAACCAAATTTAACATCACCAAGCACATCATTTAATAAAAGATCTCCAGTTGTATTTTGTCTATTCAAAATAAGTGCAGGAGTTTGACCTTTTGTAGATGTTATATCAACTACTGGTGCAGCTGTAGATGTACCTGTAGATAGTACTTGTAATGTAGATGTTGCAGGAGTAAATTTAACTCTTGACCCTCCAGCTAAACCAAGATCACTTTCACCAGTAGTTGTATTAAAGATAAAAGTATTTCCTGTACCAATTTTAAGAAGATTAGGTGTTGCAGAATCTACATATACTGGACTATTAGCTAAAACATTTCCTCCAGCACCCCATATTGGTAAATAATATTGAGTACCACCTGTACCTGTAATAATTCCAGGAATATCAGCAGATGTTAAAGTAGCCCAACTTGCATCACCACTAGTTGTCATACACTTCAAGAATTTACCAGTTCCTTTAGATGGATCATCAACTTGTAATGCATAACTTCCAGTACCTGATGCTTCAGCTTTAACACCAATGTTTTTTGTAGTACCATTTTCAGCTTTACCATAAACACCAATATTAGTTGCACCAGAACCATTTGCTAAACCATGAACTCCAGTTGAAGTACCAGATGCTGAACCAGCTTCTCCTAAAACACCAAATCCATTTGTTGTACCATTTTTAGCATAGAATGTATTCGTATCAGAATTAGATAAAATGTAAAATCTAGTACCAGTTAAAGGATTTGCATTTATAGAAAGGCCTAAACCATTATCTTGAATTTGAGAGTTTCCTATTGTTGTCCCATTAGGTGTAAATTTAACTATAAAGTTATTACTTCCACCAGAAGCTGAAACAGTACCAGAGATATCAGCAGCAGTTATAGCAGTCCATCTTGCTTTACCATCTCCTATATCTTTTAAGAATTTACCACCTGTTACAGTTTCACTACCATCTTTTAATTGAATGGCATAATTGTTTAACCCATTAAGTGCCTCACCTTTTAATGCTATATTATCACCAATAGTTGATCCTACAGTGATACCATATACACCAATATTTTCATTTGTAGCATTTAAAGCAATACCTCTAAGACCTGTATTAACAGAAATTCCAGATCCATTTGTTGTAAATACACCAGCAGTTCCCCCTAATGCAGCACATACAGCTTCTAGAGCAGAGTTTTTAGTATTAGGTGCAGAAACATATAACATTGTTGTAGACACTGGTATAGAACCAATAGAAACTTCAGAATTGTTATCATATAATACTCCTGTTCCTACTGTTGTATTGTTTAACCATCTTGCTACCAAGTTTGCAGAACCAGACCCAGAAAGAACGCCACCAGAAATATCAGCTGGAGTAATAAACGCCCAGTTAGCTTCACCATCATTAGTAATTGATTTTAAGAATTTACCTGCTTGTTGTGTACCATCTTTTGCTACAATAGCAAATTTTTGTGGTGCAGTAACATCTGCTTCAGCAAATAAACCATATGATTTAACTGTACCAGCACCACCAATAGCTCTTACACCTATGTTTAAAGATGTAGAAGATTGTGCTCTAAAATCACCACCTACGTTTGTACCAGCATTTGCACCAGTAGCAGAACCTAATACACCAACAGCAGGAGAAGTTCCAGTACCTGTTCTAGTAGTAGTACCCTGTATTGCTACTCTACTTGCAGTTGAACCAAAAACACTTAATCTTGTATCAGCTACTGGAGTACCATTAATACCTACTGCTGTATTTATATCTACAATTTGACTATTTCCAAGTTGTGTTGAACTATTCCATTTTGTCAAAGTGTTTGTAGCACCAGTACCAGATAATGCAGATGCACTAGTAGCAGATAAAGCTGCAATCTGTGCCTGCATTGTTGTAATTGTAGTGTTAATAGATGCAATGCTTGCAGTATTAGTAGTACAACATGATTGTAATGCAGATAAATCTAATGCACCAGATCCCCCAACACTTAAATAAGTTGCAAAATTTGGAAATGATATTTTCTTTTGTGTACAACCAGTAGCATATACTGTTGTATAACTTGAATTATTTAATGGTAAACATGTTGCTGGAGTTACTGTAGAACCCCAAGTTGTATCATTAGATACATTGGCAATTGTAGCACCAGTATTATTTTTAGTATCTTTTAAATCTGATGTTAACCAAACTAAGTTGTTAATTACAACAGCGTTATACTTAAAACCAAAGTTATCAGTATAAGCATCTGAAATAATTTCACCATGTGTTTCATTGCAGTTAGCAGCTCTTACTAATCTTACCCTTAAACCAGATGTTTTTGGTTGAGCAGTATTTCTTGCAACTAAATCATCATTACTTAATAATGAAAAAGAATATGCAGTTGTTGCAGTTGAATTTGTTGCTGTGTACGCCCAGTATCTTGCAATCTGACCATTGTTAAGAGAAAACAAACCATTGCCTTCTCTGAATACAGAAGAAATTGCATTAAATGATATTGCATTTGTAGCACCACTATTTGGTGTACTCCAGCAAGTTGTAGATTTTAATGAACCTCCTGCTACGTTATTCCAACCTGCATTAGTAAGATTGGCAGCAGAATCTAATGCTTGTATTGTAACATTCCAATCAGATTCAGATGGAATACGCCATTGATCTGGATTTGTAGCAGCATTAACATTAACTAAACCATTAGCAGCTCTACCATTACCTTCTGTTCCTGCATTTAAAGCATACCAGTTATATAATCTACCATCATAGGTACAAGAAGCTGTTTGTTCAGCACATATGATTATAAATTCAGTATTTGCAACTGATACAACTTCTGGTACTGTGCAGCATGCATCAGTACAAGTAAGTGTAACTAGATCTTGCAAAATACTTGTTAAAGATTCACCATTAGAAACAACAACTTGTCCATTACAAGCAATTGCTGGTCCTTGATATCTTACACAATCTGTTTTTACAATGTCAAGACATAACTCTCCTGCACACACTGGAGGTGCTGTAACAGGTGCTTGTGGTGAAGGTCCACAAGTTTGGCAATTGTTATTAGTACTCATAATATAATATATTTAATTTTCAATTTTAATTTAATTTATCAACATACAGGAACATCAATTCCTAATGCTTGTAATGCTTCTATAATTTTATCTGCATAGTATTTTGGAGTAGAACCTGCTACAGTATCTAAATCATACAAAAATATATTATTAGCAGCTTGATCTGCTAAAGTGTATTGAGATGAATAAATACCACCATTATCAACAAAAGTTTTTTCATTTAATTCTCTAAAAGCTGCAAATAAACCTACATTAGCAGTTGCCACTCTAAATTGATAACCTTTTATAATATAACCATCAGCTGCAGCTTGTGCCAAATTAGCTTTTGCATTAGTAATGTGTCTGTCATATCTAGTACTTCTTTCTGTTGTACTAATTGGTACAAGTGATGTATGATAACCATTATTTAAAACATTAGTATTTGGATCTGCTTCATCTGCAAATGATAAATTAATTACTAGTTTAACATTTGTATCAGGATCTCTTTTAAAGTTTCTTTTTTGAGATATACAAGTTACAAAAGCTTCAACGTATTCTGTACCACCTTCACTCATTTTTATTACTCTTACTTTTTTATCATAAAGTGCTGAATCATTATTGTAAACAGGCAACAAACAATTTTTCAAAATAGTAGATTGCATTGTTTGTAAAGGTGTTAATGTAGTATCCATTGAACCTGAATTATCAAACCAAATGTTGATTTCTGTATTTTCATCAACTTTAATTACAGCATTACAATCAACTATATTTTCACAAGAAGGTGCACCATTACAATAACTAACAGCTTTACCATCTGGACATGTTGGCACATATGGTAAACTTGTAACAGGGTTTATATCATTTACTTTTGGTACTTCTTTATATCTCATATTTAATGTAGAAAATACAATGTGAGGTTCTAACATTGTATTTATATCCCCAGTGTGAGATGCTGGTGAAATTGTTGTTGTACCTGGTGCGTAAACAAATAACTGCTTAAATTTTTCTATAGAATTTACTGAAGATAAATTTGACTTATTAAAATCATATATTTCCAAACCTATTGAACCAACATCACGATCATTAGTACCTTTTAATTTAAGTATATGTGTACCTGCAGGTAATTTAACTGGTAAAACAAACCAATGAGCCCAACCTGCATCAAAAGATTGCTCAATAATTTTTTGAAAAGGTCCAGTTTGATTTAACTGAACATCAACACTACATTTATTATCAGCTGAAAATCCTAAATGATAAATTTTTGTTGTATCTAATGTCAAACAAACTGTAAATTCAAAAGTAGAATATTGCTCATTGATATCTGTATTATCACCTAATTTATTATATATAGTATTTACATTTCCAACAAGCGACCATCTTGTAGTTGCTTGTTTAGGGTTTAAGTTAAATGGTGCTGTTATATTTGCAGAAACTGCCGCAGTACATTTATACTTTTTCCATGTACCTGCATCATTATATAAAACTATTGTATCTAATGCATAAGCTCTTTTTTTATTCCAAACATCATATTTATATTCCATTAAACCAACAGCACATAATCTATAATACCATAAATTACTTTTAAACAATGATGTTGCAGGCAGTGATGCAGGAGTAGCTGTATATAAAATGTTTGGTTTTTGTGATACAATTGTTCCATTTTGCAATCTTATTTGTCCATTAGGACTAGGACTTACTAAATAGTGACCTAATGATACATCTACTTCATCAAACAATGCCAAACCATATCTACCATAAGTTCCTTGTAAATTACAACCAGGTGACATTACACGCATTGTTCCATCATAATCAGGAACAGTATATTTAATACAATTAGTTTTAGTTGCAGGATTTATAACATATCCTGTAGGACATTTTGTACATGGTTCAAAACATTCTATTGGACACCATTGAGAACCATCCCAGTAACTTGTAGGACAATTTCTTGGATCTAATTTAGTCCAACCAGTAGGAGTAAGTATTTGTGCTTCGCAGTCACATGGTGTGATCCATTCTGACCCATTGAATATTTTATAATTATCTATTGCCATAACTAATTGTAAAAATAAAAAATTATACGCGATTGCATGGTTTAATCCAAATATCTCCAGCTTTTATTGCATTACTTCCTGTAATACCATTTACACCATAACCATCAACAGTACCATATTTAGTATTAAAAGCAGTAAGATCTGGCTGTGCTTCTTGTGCAAAAACTGCTACTCCTCTACCTACTTTACCAGGTGCACCTGGAGTTCCTGGATTTCCTGTATCACCTCTTTTTCCTGGATCACCTTTTGCACCTTCTGTTCCTGGTGTTCCTTGACTACCAGGTGTACCATTACAACCATTACAGATTACATTTTCACCTATTAAACTGTTATCTACACCACTTGTTACTTTGATAGAAACTCCTCCACATGGACACAATGCACTACCAACTGCTAAAGTAGTAACATCTAACAAATCACCATTGTCTCCTTTTTTTCCTGGTGCACCATCATTTCCAGGAGGACCAGGTTGTTTTTCAATAGAACAAATTTTATCTATGACTGCTTGGAAAAGTTTTATAAAAGTTTCAGGTGGACATGCCAAATCACCAAAACATGAAATATCATATTTAGAAGGATCTAATGTTTCTAATACTTTACAATGATCCAAAGCAAGCTTATAGAGTACATCAGTAACTGTATCACCTTTGCAAAGTTTCAAACAAGGTATAGCAGGTCCATCCCACAATACAAGTGATGATGGTGTTTTTAATCCTGTGTTATTTTTTCCATTCATAATCTATAATTTTTTTATAATACTCCAGCACAACTTGTTGGTAAATTAAGTGCAGGAGCATTAAAACTTGATGTTACAATTCCAATACTTGAAAGTGTAGTTCCTAAATTTGCTGGTCTTTTTACAACACCATCTACTTCTGTAGTACCTTCATATGCACCTAAATAACAAAATGCACATTGAATATATTTTCTACAATTAAGGTCTTTATCAACTCCTCTGTTGTGATATACTTTAACATAATTTGAATAAATTCCATTTACAGGTATCACAATATTAACAACATACTCTTGCCATCCTGCTGGACTTTGTCCTGCTTTTGCTACACCAAAAGTATCTAATTTCCAATATGCACGTTTTGTTCTTATTTTTATAACAATTGGTTTTCCTGTATTATTTGCAGCATTGTTTTCAGTTAATGCATCAACTAATGTTACTCTAAACTGATAATATTCAGATTGTGGTTCAGTTGGATTTAACTCTTTATTAATACCAGCATTTACATCATCACTACCAAATGGATAATCAGTAAATGGAGGAAATGTTTCTAAAGTACATGGAAGTTTCTTTGTAGGAACTCTGTCTTGTAAATAATCATTTCCAAAACCATCATCAATTTTACTTCCACCAGCACAAGGAGGAGTTGCAGTTGCACAATCACATCCAATAGTTTCAACAGTAAAAGGAGTAGCTTTTGATATAATTGGATTAGTGTTTAGAGTATCACTATAAAAATCAAAAGAACTAACTCCACCTAAAATTTCCATTTTAATTTTAAATGCAGATGTGGTAGTTCCACCACCTCCACCTCCACCACTTGATGCAGGAGCAACTATAGCTAATCCTGCTGAAGAATCACCACAATCATATGCTGCTATAAGTTCAATTTTATATGTTAAAGTTGTATCAGTAATGTATGGAGTTAAATCATAAGATGTTGTGGTTCCTACTATACTGTTATTTTGATGCACAGTAGCACCTGTTGTTGAGTTTGTTACTTTTATTTTATAACCTACAGGTTGTGAATATGTAGAAGGTGCTGGACTATTCCATGTTACATCTTGAGTTGCTGGATCATATACTAAAGATGGTACAGCAGGAAAACAAGAAGATGAACCAGAAGCAGAAGCTGTACTTGTTTCATTTAATTTACAAACAACTTTCCACAAGTTTGTCATAGATTCTACAACAGAACTTGGGTCCTGAATCCATCCTGGTAGTGAACTATATTTTGTATTTGTGGTTCCAGGTATAATTGTATTAACTGTAATACATTGATTATCAATAAGTGTTGTCCATTGCTGACTTGTTCCAAGCAAGTCAATATAACTACACATTGCTGTTTCTAAATTTGCAAAAGCTGTTGTAATTGGTAAAACTTGTCCTGGTGTAGGTGCACTTAAACATTTTGATGTTACAGTAGTTGTACTTCCACTGCCTCCAGCAGAACCTCCACCACCTGTAAGTGTAGCATTTAAAGTATTAACCTGTGTGGTCAAATTAGTTACTACTGATTTTAAACTTTTAACATCAATTATAATTTTACAAATAGTATCAGCTAAAAACTTAGCATACAAATCTAATCTTAGACTTGTAATAGTGTCTCCATCAGTATTTTTATAATGCAAACATGTTGGTAAATTTACTATTGGTAAAGTACTAGCAGGTCCTGAACCAGATGAAGTATCTAAACTACAATGCTGATTTATTATAAGTTGTAATGCTTCTCTTAATGTTTCTGGTGGACAAGCACCATCTTCTAGCATACATTTATAATCAAGTTTAGTTACATCAAGAACATTATCAGTGATGTCACAAAGTATAATTGCTAAATCATATATTACTTTCTGAACAGTATCTCCACTACATAAATCTAAGCATGGAATATCTGGACCAGTCCACATAATAAGATCTGCTGCTGTTTTTAATCCTGATTCAGATGGATTATTGCAAAATTCTTCATTTCCTTCTAATGGTCTCATTTCTAAAGAGTTTTAATTTTTTCTTCAACAGCTTCTATAGGACAGCATCCTATGGTATTTTCTAAACCACATGCTTTTCTTTCTAACCCTCTGTTGAGAATTGTTTGTAATTCTAACGCAAGTTCAAAATCAACTGTTTTAATACAAGACTCAATACCAAATCTATCTATATTGAATTTCTGAAAACATGACTCAGCAACTATATCTGCAATATGAAAACTTGGATTCATTTTGTATTGTTTTAACGTAAATTAATATTGTATTGAGAATTGTTATTTCTTCTATCTAACTCTTCTCTTTGTTGTTTAAGTTTATCCTCATATGCAATTACACATGATGAGCAAACTTCAACACCATTGCTCGCTGTTCTTTTTTGGCATCCACATGTAATGTTTGAGCCACAATTGTTGCAATTCATATTCTTCTGTTTTTAAGTTACTATCTACACGTTAGACAACACCCATTGACATACTTATCTAAAAGTTTGCCAGCATGTGTAATCATTTGTATACCTTGATTTGGAGCATGACAATGTTCAACTTTTGCTTTTGCACCATCAATAAGGGATTTGATATATCTTAAATCTTTCAAGTTTTGCTCAACTTCTGATGAAGGCTCACATTCTTGAAGATGTATTTTACAAAGTTCAGAATAATATCTATTTAAGATTTGTGTTGTTCTTAAATGATAATAAGAAACATAAGCATAATTGTTAGGTGAAACACTATATTTTATAGTATACACACCATCAGGTAATGCCAATCCTGCTGCAGCTCCAGCTTGTAGATCACTTGAACCTAGAAGTTTTGTAAAGCCAGGCACTAAACCATCAGCTTCTTCAATATAGACTGGTTGCACCATACCTGGTAATATAATATCCAATCTTTGACAGTCTACTGGTAAAAGAGTTTGATCAGCATATAAAGAAACATCTGAAATTTTCAAAACTGTTTCACATGCTGTTTCAGGTATATCTAATTGAAGTATATGTTTTAACGCCATTGTTTTTATTGTTTTAGTTACCTATCAATAAAAAATAGGAAATTTTTTTAAAGATACAAAATAAAAAAGAAAAAGAAGAGTGGTTAGCTCTTCTTTCCTTTTATCAATTCTATGAAAATTACTTCACAACTTTCAATGCAACTCCTGTGTTTGCAGAAGCTAAGAATGCATTCCACCAAGCTTCAAAGTTAACTGCAGTAGCAGCAGATCTTGATGGTGTAACAATCTTAACTAAATACTGATCGTTATCTAAAGTACCATCAGAATTACTCTTACGAGGAACACTGTGTAAGATGTAGTATGCAGAATACTTAGTACCTCTGTTAACTTCACCAGCAACCAAGTTACCAGCAGCATCAATGTATGATAAAGTACTATCATCCATTACTTCACGCATACGTGGATCTTGATACCAAGGTTCTTGTCTGTAACGCTTATCCAAGATTAACTCACGAATAATAGTTTCGCCAAAACCTTTACCTTGTCTAGCCAACTGAGTTTCATTTGATACAAAACAAGTAGCATCACATGTAGAACCACCTAAATCATTAGAGTTATTAGCGTGTGCAGCTACAGAAGCGTAGATGTATACAGGCTCTTTTTCAAAATGATCATTAGGATCAAATGAAGCATTACCAAATTGAGTATCAACATAAGCACCATAGATGTCAATGTTAGAGTCAATTGAACTTACTCCATTAGTAATTACAGGAGTAACAGGAACGTAAGCATTTGCACCAGTAGATACAATTTCTTTGTATGCTTTTACGTTAGTACCAGCAGGAACAGCAACAGCATGTACATATGGAGTAACTCCATCAATTTGTACTAAAGTAGCAACACTACCTGCAAGAGAAGCAACATAAGCAGCATAAACTATACCACCAATAACCCATCTTAATTTATCACCAGCAGCAACAGCGTTTGCACCTGTACCAACAGCAGATAAAGTGATAGTAGAAGTAGCAACAGAAGCAGTTCCAGTAGGAGCCAATGTAGTTTTATTCCAAACTTTAGCTCTAATGAACTGATTTAAGAAAGGAATAGAATTGTTACCACCCAATGTACCATTAGCTAAACCTGTACCATTGATTTGGTCAGCCCATCCTAATAACACAATGTTAGGATCTTTAGGATCATTAGTTGTACCAGTTACTGTGCAACATCCAGTGTTAACACTTAATGTTTGGTACAAATTGTGTGTTAAGAAACGTAATGCAGGAGAACCTTTAACATCAACACGTAAATCATAAATTGTGTCACATTTAATGATACAACCAGCTTGAGAAACCTCAACAACATCATTTACAGGGTTTGATGGTTCAACCACATAGAACTCACTAACATACTTAGGATTGATTCCTTTTGACTTTACAGTCTCTTGGTATCCACCATGAAATGGTCCTAATTTGTCTACTCTGTGGAAACTACCTTGTGCTAAATACACTTGGTTAAATTGACCTGCACCAGCACCATACACAGGCGTAGCTGCAATGTCAATTGTTTGATTTGTTAATGCGTTAACTACAGCAACTTGACCAGCAGGCAAAGTACCAGTAAGTGCAGCAGTTCCAGCTTTAAAAGGTGTTGCGTTTGTAGCAACTAGCATTTTTTGAAATGCATGTGGAAAATAAGCCATAATAAAAAATAATTAAGGGTTTAACAATATATAATTTAATTTACTTCAAAAATAATAATTTATACTTTGCAGAATTGAATGTTGACTTAATTGTGTCTAAGTCATTTACAATCTCACTGTAAGGCATTATGCTTTGTAGTTCACAAATTTCACCACATAGCTCTCTTATATAAGATACAGCTTCTTCAACAGTATTCAAAGTTTTTAAAGAACTATCATGACCACATTTAATAATTCTTTCTGATGCTCCTTGATAACCTTCTACCAATGCATCTACGTGATCTGGTAGTGCTGTGTATAGTTCATTCAATGCTTTATGTGCAGCATATGAACCAAGGTCTTTTATTTTCAAGTGTAGCTTATGGAAAGAAGTTGCTGCCATTAATAGGTTTTCAGCCAATTCAGCTGTTTCATCATCAACAGGATTTGCAGAATAACTTTCTGTATCCATAGATGGTCTTCTTTTTAACTTGTATGCTCCTGCAAAATCCATTTTATATCTTTTTAATCATTGTTTGCTTCTCTTTGTTGAGCTATTTGCATTTGATTGAATGATTCAATATCTCCTGCTAATATTGCAACTGTAGAATCTACTAGTAATTCTGCAATGTCATCCTTGAACTCACAAGTTACATCTGCTGTATATACTGCTCCAGTAGAAATATTCACACAGTTTAAAAACTCAACATTTCTTGGTCTTCTGTAATAAGTCAATGTAGGATCTACAATATCAAATTTATCATTTGTATAAATTCTAATTCTATTTCCTTGCATTGTACAAAATGTTTCACCCCACTCCCAACTTGGACTTTTAAACTCATCAGATAACAAATTGTCAACATCAGAAGTTTGGTCCAAATATACTGTAAACATTTTTGCAGGACAACAATCTTTCTCTGCTTTTATAGATACTCTTTTAAAATACAAATAGTTGTCAAACAACAATTGTGTTTCATAATACAACTCTTGTTTTGTAGCAATAATTGGTCTTGTTACTAACAAGTTTTGTATATCATCTATTTGCATCTTAGAAGACTCATCAGAATCTTTATGGTTAGGACTAATGTGAATTTGTCTTCTAACCCATTCCAATTGAGCCTTGTTGAATGCCTCAGCAACTTGCCAACATTCAATATTATCATAATCAAATGAGGCAAGTTTGTTAAGACGTTCTTTAATCTTTATTTGTAGCAGATTGTTATCCATTATTAACTATTCCAGTATTGTTCAACATTTTTTGAAAGATCCATAAGAATTTCCTCATTCAAAGGATTTTTCAAGTATAATACTACATCAGATGGAGTTTTACCAATAACAGCTCCAGATTTCATGTGGTAAATATTACCATCTCCTCTAGTAGCTATCAGCTTATAGAAATTAGCATCTTTAACAATAGCTCTTAATTTAAGAGTTTCCATGTCATAGTTAGCAACTTCCATAAACAATGATGCTGTTTTCTTTTTGTCTTTATCAACTAGTTCACCATTAATGTACTTATCCATGTTGTCATACATAACATCATTAGGTGTTGTTTTCTTGTATTGTGTAGAGTTACCATCAATAACTTTACAAACCAAGAATAACTTGTTGATGTTTTTATCATATAATTTTTGTAATTCAGCAAGTGCTTTGTTACGTAATTTTTTAACCTCAGTTTTAGTTTGTACAGTTTCTTCAAACTTGTCTAAGTAAAACTTATATTTACCTGATATTTTTGCATGATCAAAAGATTTAGCAACAAGTGAAAAACCACCTGCTTCTATAGCTCTTAATTTAATTGCATCATAAGGATCAAGAGCAGGATCTAAAAATACTGGTTCATTACCAAATCTCATTACAATCTTGTCCCAAAACTCAGAGTTATCTGGTCTTAACAATTTTACCTTATTCCAAAAATCATCATCTTTAGGATCAATCACATTTGTAATAAGTTCTCTTTCTAACTGAGCAACTGTAGCTCTGATATCTTTGATAGCAGCGTTACGTTCATCTTCAGGTAACATTTTAATCTCAGGTGCAAACTCATTAAGTCCAGTCACATATCTTTTGATACCATTGTGCTCTAAACATACTAATGCTTCTTCATGAACCACACCTTCAAATACAACCATCTCATACTTTTCTAAACCCATATTGGATTCAGAGAACGCACTGAAAGGTCTGATTGAAACCTGACTGTTGCGTTTTAAATTTCTGTCTTTCTCTACTAAAGTAATGTTTTCCATTTTTCTTTTGTTTTTAGGTTTTTCTTCTTCTTCTTCTTTTGTAACATTGGTTTTGCATTTCTGCTACTCAGCTCCTAAGCCACGTCAAGGCTGTTACTTTTAGGAGTACCAAGAAAAGATGTGGAACTTTTCTTGGCGTAAGCTTCAGGGGAGCTGGTCTGACTCCCCTTTTTGGGAGATGAAGCTATTAGTTTTATTAGAATGAACCACCAGTGATTGGGTTTCTCATAACAATTTTCAATACTTTAGTTGGATCTTTAACCCAGATTGAAGGCATGATTTGAGACATCATCACTTTATAACCATTGAAATTACCAGAAGACTGGAATCCTTGAGATCTACCCATATAGTCCATAGTACCATTTTGGTAGAACCATTTTAACTCACTATCCCATTTCAATTTCAACAAGAAGATGTTGTCATTAGTGTTGTCAGTGATATCAAAAATGATAAAGTTATAAGAAGATAATGGGAAACCATCAATGATTGGGTTTTCAATATCATTAGTGTGAACATTGTCAAATGCTGGGTTCAACACAAACTTAACATTAGCTAAGAAAGGAATTGTGTATGAAGTAAAAGCAAATCCAAAGTTCAAGTCCATTGCACTTTTACCAGAAATTGCATTGATACCAGATTTGTCCATATTTACATATGCACCAGCTAATCCTGTTCCAAATGCTTCTTTCTTGATTGCCTCATTGATCATTTTCATACCAGCCATACCAGTTTGAACAATAAGTTCTTTTTGTGGATCTGGACCTTTGAACTCAACTTTACCATTGTAGAAGTTGAAGATTTCAGCTCTAAATAAGTCTAAAGTAAATCCAGACTTGTTGTAGATTCTCTTGAAAGAGTTATCTAACTGAGCCCAAAGTCCTACTGATAATCTAATATCATCTGGTCCATCTTGCTTAATTCTACCACCTTGTCCCCACATTAAGTAAGTCTCAATATCTGTAGCAATTTTAGTCAAGTGAGCAGCTTCCATTTTAGTTAAGAAAGAACGAGTCAATGATCCATTGTCATATGCTTTCTTGATGTAGTCTTTACCCATTGTCGCAACCATTTGGTCAATGTTTGTGATAGATGGGTCAATGTTTTTGTCAAATGATCTCCAGATCTCAGTTACAGGAACTGAACCATCTGCGTTAAGACCACCTTTCATCATCATCTCAGCACGAGAAGAAACAGAATAGTGAACATGAGCTTCAGCACCACCAACAAAATTGTAGTACTCTCTGAAACCATTTGTTAATTCACCAATGTCAGAGAATTTCTCTCCATATTCTCCACGAGCAGAACCTTTTCTGAAGAATTTAGTTCCTGGTTTCAAATATTTGTCAGCCTCTAAAGTAGCTCCATTGTTGTTATTTACCAATTGTACTGTATAGATAAATCCATCAGCAGAAGGTAAAATATCATCAGCTACAATAAATAACTCTAAACCTTTGTATTTGTCATAAGTGATAATATCACCATGTCCAAAAACACGTCTGTTTAATTTGATTTTGAATGTTACACCATCAGCACCCAATAAAGCTCCATTAGCTTCAATGTTTTCAGTGATGTAAGGTAAATCTTGTACAATTGGAGTTTGCCATTTGTACTCTCCTCTTGGAGTGTCAACTAGAATGGTATTCTTTCCACCAAAAGACGACATTTGGTAAAGAGGCATCTCAACTTTTTGTGACATAGCCCAAAGATCAACAGGACCTAAATCCATAGGTTCTGCAGATTTAAGCATGTTTACTAAGTGATAAGAATCTAAGTGAGATGACACTTTGTAGTTAGTGTCTCTTAGGAACAAACCATTATTCAATACAGGTGTTGCCATTTTATTTTGTTTTTAAGTTTAATAATTATCTACTAAAAATATTTCTAGGTTTAGACAAAGTTCTTCTAGCTTTAGTTTCTGTTTCCTCATTTGTAGTTTGAGTAGAACTTAACTTTCTAGCTTCCTCTGTTTTCAACTTTTTAACTGTTTCTTGTGTTACTTCAGCCTTTGCTTGTTTTCTAATACTTTCTTTGTAGTCTTCAGGATCAGATAATAACCAAAGTGTTTCAGCTATTAGATCATATCTTGGTTGCTCACCAAACTGATAATCTTCTAAAAGCTTTCCTAGCAAGTTAGTTTGTCTTCCTTGCATACTTTCATACTTAAGACCTGTTAATTCATCCCACAAAAACTTCTGACGTGATTTGTCAATTTTAACACCATTCAACTCAGCAGGTTTTAAAGTATTGTATATGTTTTCCATATACAATTCTTTTTGCTTTTGTTGCTTGATTTTAAATTGCTCTTGTTGCTCAAGTTTACCACGCAATACTTCATTTTGCATATCATCTAACTTAGGCTTGAATTGGTTAGCACGTTTTGCAATTGTACCATTGTTTACCCATTCTTCTACTTGGTCTTCAATTAAAGCTTGATCACCATTTCCAAAGTTAGTAGCATTTAAGTATTGTCTTACAATAATCTCTTGGTGGTCTTCATTTCTAGGATCTAAAGATCTTTGCTCTTCTACTTGAGCTAATGCTCTAAACAATCCTTTCATGTCTTTTCCACCTTTAGCAACATACTCAGCAGCATATTGTAATTCATCAGGCAAAGATTCAAAGAACTCTTTTGGAGTTTGCTCACGTATAGCTTTCTCCTTTTCCTCAAAGTTAGCTTGGATTAATTCTTTCCAATCTTTCAATGAGTATTCTTCAAGTGGTTTGTCATCATCAAATCCAACAATTAAACCTTCATCCATTAATTTGGTAAAGGTTTCAACCATTCCACTTTTGTCAACTTTTTTACGCCCAGCTTTGTTACCAGTTTCTGCATCTTCTTCATCTGCAAGTTGATCATCTAACTCTTGTAAAGCTGAATCAACTTCTTCTTTTGTAACTTTTGTTTTAGTAGGATCTTCATCATCAGATGTAGAATCTAAAAAACTTAAGTCAGCAGGTTCAGGTTTTGAGAAGATTGATTTTGGTGAATCATTTTCTTCAGTGTCATCTGCTGTAACTACACTTTCTGCACCTGGTAGAGGTAAGAAATCATCAATGTTCTCAATCTCTACGCTTGCACTTTGCGTTGCTGTTGTATTTTCTGTGCTCATGTTTCTTCTGTTTTTGGTTTCTTCTTCAATATAATGTAGCAAATAAACTTCAAAAATTTAAACTGACAATGACCCCTAGTAAAAGTTTTTGTCATTATATGGCTAAACTATTTTTTGCTATCATATTTATTTTTGTTTGCTAATGCAATCTGCAATTGTTTGTCTGCAATTTCTTTACGTGTCTGTATTTCTTGACGCTTGATATCATTTGCAGATTGGTTCTCAATCATCCTGTTTGTCTCACGTTTTTCATTCATTAATTGGTTCTGTTGTCTTTCATTTCTTCTATCAAGATATTCAAGAGAATCAATATAATCAGATTGCTTGTTTTCATTAACATCTTTCATAGCACCATATCCTGCAGAACGTATCTCAGCAATTTTGATTTGTGCTTGTCTGTCTTTTTCAGCCTCATCAGCTTTGTATTGAAGCTCAGTTTGTTGTCTTTGGTTTTCACCTTCTTGACGTGTTTTCTCTGCTTCTTGAGCTGATTGAGCCTGTTGTTGTTGCTGTTGTTGTACTTTTTCCTCTACAGCTTTTAGGGTGTGGGTGATTTCAGCAAGAGATTCAGCTTTAACCAAGTTACCTAAATCATAGATAGAAGCACCTGATGTATTATTGTTAAGAGCAAGTTGTCTAATTTGCTCCATAATTTGACGCTGATTAACTTTTGTGGAAATAAATATGTTAAGATCTCTAGCTAATAATTCAGTACCATTAATTTCAAAGTTTACTTTTTCATCCATAGATGTTACATACTGTAATCTAGCACTAGGTTTTTTAGAATAATAATATTGTGCAAGATCAGTTCGCATCTGGTGAACTCTTGGCATTAAATATTCTGAGTGTTGTGTAAAGTAAACCTCTGTCTGAGAATAACTTTGATTGATTGCTTGTTCTATACCTTGTGCAGTTTCTTGTGCATTAACAGCACCAAGACGTTGTGCAGATATACCAATTGATTCAAAACACTGTTGTTTAAAGTGATTTGCTAATTGTATTCTTGACATCAATCTATTTGTTTGCTCAAGGTTTAATACCTGATAATGCTGGAAGTTTAATGCATTTTCTGTATTTGTGATTGAAGTATCTAAGGCCAACATACCAAAATTCTTCATTGCAACATAAGCTTTTCCTAAATTTCCTTGTCCCCAATCTTCACCCATAGAATGTCTTGGTAAAGCATTTTGGTCTAACATGATTATAGTACCTAACTCATCTATCAGAATATCAGCAATTTGGTTATTTACTAAGTTGTATCCAATTTGATAAGGTTTCATTTTATCTACAAGAGATCTTGATTTAGTATTTCTATCTGAGAATACAGCACCTTCAATTGGCAACTTAGAACCATACAATGTAAAGTCTCCTTTAAATTGGAACTTAGTTGGACCTACATTTAAGTATATTGGAGAAAAGTTGAGATTATCTGTGTTACCATAAAAAGTTGGTCTGTTAGGACCAATCTTAACACCACCCCATACGTGGTTGATCCAAATCCAGTCAATGTGTTCTCCATAAGTTAAAGTTTCTCTAGATTTTGTTTTTAATACAGATGTATCATATTCTGGTTTATTTGTAACCTTATAATTTTCATCTACTATCAAGTCAGTCAACATTCCAAAATCATCAATCTTGGTCAAGTGACCAACTTTTCTTTGTGATTTCCAATAACAAGTTGTTACTCTTAATAATCCACTGTTATCAAAATCAACTAAGTCTTCAGACTCAGTAAGTATTTTTAATATGATGTCATCACCATACCCATTTGTTGTATCTCTATAAGATGTAAATTGACGCATTCCAAGAGAAGGACCATCAACATTCCATTCATGAGAACGTGTAGCATCATAGAATGAACCATCATTTTGAGTACCTGGAAGAATATACCCTGCAGATTTAACTGGATATATTGCTTCTAAGCTCTTTAATTGGTCAGCATTCATTGCGTATCCATATTTATCAATAACATCAGCAGGAGTCATTAAATCAATCTTTCCTCCCCAATTTGACTGTGATACGTATCTTGCTCCAGGAGACTTATGATAGAAAGTTAAAACAGGGTTCCAAACTTCTAACTCATAGTCATCTTCTAGCATGTTTAAATGCCAAAACTCTCTATCTGTAATTAAACTATCTCTAAATGCCATTGCTTCTAACTCACGCATGTGAAATCTTTCTTCATCAACTCTGTGTAAGTGAGTAGCCCATTCTTCTATCATAGAACGATATGACTTCTTAAAGAACTCTTCTATTTCTGGTAATGTCTTCAAACTATCTTGAGACATCATTTGTTCTATTTGCTTTGCTTGTTCTTGGTCTTGTGGATTTAACCCCATTGACTCAATCTGCATTTGCATTTTCTTTTCAGCTTGTGCAAGTAGGACTTGTTCTACCATTGCACGCTTTTCTTCTAACATCTCATTGTAAGATGTTTCATCTACAGATCTATATGTGATTTTATCATTACGCTTTGCAAACTCTCCAACCATTACATTTACAATGTTTGGTATAATTGGAAAGAATTTTAATTCAAATGCAGATTCATCTTCTTTTGTTAGAACATCTACAAGTTCTGCCATATCATTATCCTCTTCTACAATGTAGTCTGTCTTATCAATGATACCAGAAGCTAGTTTATAATTTTTTAGCAATCTGCGTGCATTACGTCTGATTTGCTTAAGACCTTGCATCTCAAACCAATCCATATTCCATGCTCCCCAAGCTTCATCCTTATCCTTTGCTGGTAAAAACTGAACAGGTTGAGTAAATGTACCCATCTTGTTATAATCAGCTTTAGCTCCATTTTTTAATTGTAGTGCGTTAAAAACTTGCATATCATCTTATATTTTTAAATGCATTCCTTGGTTTCTTATTCAGGTTAGTATTTGTTTGTGTCTGCATACCAACATGACGAAAAGGATTCATAAATAAATTACTATTTTTATTTCTATTTTGCAACTGTTCAGCTTCTGATTCTACGCGTTTTGTAAAACCTCTATTAGATTCCTGTACTTTTGCAAAAGCTACCAAAGCACAAAAAGCTACAAGTCTATCCACGTTGAGTCCATCTCTGTACGCTTGCATTTCTTTTAAAAGCATTATGTCAGGTATTCTTTCTACACCAAAGGTAACTTTAATAATTTCACCATCAGCTTTTGTCTGAACATCTAACTCTTCTTCAAGGAACTGTATAGCATATGACACTAGATTAGCTTTAAATAAAGTACCTGTATTCTTCCAACCATATTCCTGAAAGACATTAGTATTACTTTTAAGTTCTTTCAAAAACATTATCTGATCTTTAGGTACAAGATACTTTTGCTTTCTCCTTGAAATCATATACTGTATAAACAAATGTACGTTGTTTTCTACAATTGTCCACGCATTGTAGTACTCAATTATTAGCTCAAGTCTTTCATGCGTTTTTTTAAGGTCATCAAATCTACCACACCAAGATGCTACAATTTTGTCTCTTTCTATTCTAGATTCTATTTGTCCATCATCTTTATGATAAGTAACTTCCTGCATTGTTTTGTAAACATATATAGAACACAATGATTCTGAGGTAGTTGTCTTACCTTCAGAAACAGGGTCAATAGATGCATAGTACATTCCAAATTTTGGATTCTTAATAGGTTTCTCATAAATCACAATAACTCCTTCTTTGTCTTGAGTTTTTGGTGATATAGGAAATTCCATTATAGGAACCTTTCTTGATATTTTAGATGTGATTACATATTTACCATCAACTTCATCTCTTATCAAATCTACATATTCTGTAGGGTATTCTTTATCTTCAATTCTACGTATTTGCTGTGCTACAAGATGCTCAGGGAATCTAGCTTCTTTTCTATAATCAAAAGCCTCTTTAATATTCATTGGCTTTTGAGAAATACGTAGTCTATAATCTTCAGGTTTAAGTTTCTTCTTCCAGTCTTCTCTTTCTTTAATCATCATATCTATAGCAATCTCTACTTGAGAATTACCATAGTCATCAATACAAGGAAGCATTGACCATTGTTCTGGAATAAATAATCCACACAATCCTTTTGTACCATGCTCATCTAACAATTCTGTTTCAACAGCATATACATCTTTTGCATCAGGATTCATGATCATATCTTTTAGTGGTTCACATTGATCCAAGTCACCCACAGATCCTGCAACCACAAACATACCTGTATACACCATACCTGATTTCATTGCAGGTAACAAGTACTCTATAGTAGTATTCATCTTAGGAGCAATTCCTGCTTCCTCATGGAAAAACAAAGTACAAGGACCCCCTACACCATTTGTTGGATCTTTGTCTAATACAACACCCATAAGGGCTGATTTTAAACCAATATCTGTTTTTCTTCCTCCTTGTGTAACCTCTGCTTTTTGTTCCCAGTTAAGTACCTTATCTGGATTACATGGTCTATACCATGCAGTATGTTTATTTAGGAAGTTTCTATATTCTTCTAAGAAACGCCATGTTCCTTTCTCATTGATATAATCTTTTAGGGAACCAGCCATTTTAGAAACAGAACCTTCTTCAAACCAAAATAAGTTTATGATTTTACCAGCATGGTAATAAGAAGATGCTATCTGACGTTTCTTTAGGATTGCTGCGTGTTTGTTTGATAGTTGTGCTAACTCTTCATACAATGACATGTGGTATTGTGCATCACGCACATCAGCAAATGTAAACTTGTTAACCTCTTTGTTATAGATAGGTAGAAAGTTTAACCACATGTAATAATCTCTTGGCAAGTACCAAGTTTTTTCTTTGTGCTTTATCAGCACACCACTTCTACATTTTATTTTTTGATCATTCCAGTATTCTACAAAGTCCTTTGATCTTTCTGGAGCAATGCAATATACTCTTGTTTTATTGAACATTCTTCCTTGCTCATTAAACATCTCAGAACTTTCATCAAACTCATATTTACCAGGTTCTTTGAATAAAGGCAAAAGATAATCAAGTAATTCAGCTTTTGTAGCAAAGCTGGTTATTGACCAAGTCTTGGTTTCATATGTATATGTAGGTATTTCTCTAAACATAACTATACGTTTCTTACTATTAAAGTAACGGTTCTTGCATCTGCAAGATTCCATGCAACACCCATTACTGTGTATGCATCCTTACCTAATTTTATAATATCTTGTCTTCTAGGGACTTGTGTCATATTTCTTTGAAGTATGACTTCACCACCTACATGTCTTATTTGCACAATATAGTTAAAACTGGTCGTATGCAAGGTTTTGTCCTCCTCTAACTTGGCTTTTTTGTTCTTCCATAATGTCTTTATGCGCCCCTTTAAATGAGCTACGTATTGCTTCAAATTTTGCTGCTGCATTGACCAACGCTGTAATGTTTCCATCTCTACCATGAGTTATTGCGGTTGTTTCCATATAGTCACCTAATCTGTCTAGCATGGATTTAATACCCATGTATGCTCTGTATGTAGGTGTTTCATACAATTTTCTGCAAAAATTTAAAGCATTAACAATCTCATCATCTTCTGTAGAGAACTCTGCTTCAAGTTGTGCTAAGATTAAATCTTCTTTCTCATGTTCCTTGACATCAAAGAAAGGATTTAAATCTGGATTTGGGCATGTCATATAAAACAAGTAACTGTAGATTTTCATAAAATCTTCAGGATACTCATCCATAATCCTTTTGAGCACTATCAAGTTATGACAATGCTCAGTAGGAACTATGACATTATTTTGTAAATCAAATAACTTAATCATTTTTTTTCTTTTTAGAGTAATTAATCAACTCATGTTTGTTGAATTTCAACCAGCTAAACAAAGAGTGAACTTCCTCTTTCAAGTATGGTAATTGATATTGTATTACATCTTTTACCACAGGTTCTCCATCATCAGTTCTTTTAGTGATAGGATAACCAAATTCATCTTCTCCTTCTGTTTCAAACACTACATGTTGTAATATAAGACTACCAGGTTTTAGTTTTGGATTGTGTTTGATAATCATATACATGTAAATACTTAACTGTAAAGCATAATGAAAATAATTACAGTCATCCAAATGTGATATAGGGTCTCCCATTTTTTGTGATAGTCCTTCCCAGTTTACAAATGAACTTGTCTTAATTTCCTTATTTGTCTTATAATCAAGTATATGCACACAACCATTAGCAATTTCTACTAAATCTGATTGTCCACAGATGCCTGCTGTTTTCAAATATACCAAATGTTCTGGATAAATGCCATCATCCAGTTTCTGAGAACTAGCAGTTTTAACACCTTTTTCATCTACATTTGGAGCAAACACGCCTAGGTCTACACCATGTCTGTTTAAAGTTTCACACTCCAGTAAATCTGCTTCTCTCTGATTGTGATACCAAGTACCTAAATCAGTAGCACGCTTAGACTCATTGTTCCAAGTTGTAATGATTTGCTCTGGTGTCATGCCATACCACTTAGACTTTTTGTTTTTAGAAACTTTCTCAGCCACCTTTTTAGAATCAAAAGGTTGTTTAAAATAAGATACTAGGGTTGTTACACTTATCCAATCTATTTTTTCTGATTTGTCTATAGACTCATACAAGTGATTATCTGGGTGAAATACTAACATGGGATTAATTATTTAAGCTATTAATAATTGCGTCTTCTTCTTCTTGCGTTGTAATTGCGGTCCAATGTCCTTTTGGACATTCTGATGCTAATGATCTAGTCTTAAAAGACAACTTGCATCCACATTCTCCACAACAAGGTTGTGTACCTACCACATAACACTTAGATCCTTCATTGTCAATGTAAGGACACTTGTTGCAAATATCCATACGAAGAGATGCAATCTCCTCAATATGCTCTTGCTTAAAGACACTATTCTTGATACCTTCAAAAATCTTACCCTTATCTTTCCAAAGTTTAATTAAGCTCATTTTTTTGTTTTTTATAGTTACGTTTTTCTTCTTCTTTTTGCAATCTTTTTTCATTTTCCTCATTAAAGTTAGCAAGTATTTTTTCAAATAATTGTAATTCATTCTTTAAATTGGAAATGTTTTTATACTCTTGAAAATTAGGTTCTTCTATCTTCTCAAGTTTTTCCAAAGCTTGCGTGTACATTTTGTGTTTTTCTATAAGCTTTTTGCGATTGACCACAAATGTTCCTAATTTGTTTACATATATTCTAGTATGCTCCATTTCAACAAGCATCTTAAGTATATGCTTATAATAACTAGACATGATTTCATCTACAGTATCACCTGATAGATTTAATCTGTCTGCTACTATTGCAGAAATTTGTTTACGCTTGACTGGTCTCAACTGATAAAAATTTATAATCCAATAACACGTTACCTTTACTATGTACAGTAATTGCAGTAGATAATTGTATCATCTTCTTATAAGTATCAGATTTTACAACTAGTTTACGCTTCTCAAGTTTTGTAAGTTTGTTTCTTACATTCTGAGATTTTACAGCAAATTCTTCTGGCTCTATGTCTTTGTGATTCTGTTTAACAATAAAGTTGCAAAACTTGGTTAAATCAATTGGGCCAGTAACCCCTAACCAAGTAAGCAATTCCAAATCATTATCTGCTATTTGCTCTTTTTTAAAAAACACAAGGTCAGTTATGAGCTGATACTTGACCAACTCATAACGTGTTAACCTATACTTTTTTTCAATTTTTGTTACTTCCATGAGAGAAATATTCTTTGCGAGTTCTAAGACCTGAGTCTTTAGGATATCTTCCTGTTATTCTTCTTTCTGTTACAACCCCTTCTTCATTGAATGTTTCTACAATTATAGAGTTCTCAACTGTTGTTAATGCCTCAGCTAACGAGTAACTTCCATCAGGGTTCCTTTGTTGTGTGGTTACTTGGATTACCACATGATTACCACAAGGCATAGCTTTTGTAGATTTCATCCAACCCTCAGCCTCAGATGACGCTTTAGAAATTAATCTAAACATATCACCATCTCCCCAGAATTGAATATCCTTTACATTTTTTCTAGCACCATTTGCAGTAGTGTTGTGTAGTGATTTACTTTCCATAGGTTTTAGTTTTGATTATTGTTATGTGATGCACCCAAGATTTTAATGCTTCAATCTTAGATTTGTTGCTTGACTTGCTCATGATTTTAATATTTAAGGGTTAATACTTTTACCACATTCATTTGAGCATTTAACACTTCGCCAATAGCGTGGTTATAAAGCTTGTCTGCTAATGGAGAAGAACCAAGATTTTTAGCTCTGTATTCTTCTTCCAATAAATCTGCAGCTTTAGCAAATAATGCTTTTGCTTGTGCTACCTTGTCATCTGCTGAAGGATTGAAATTTAATCCTACTAATTGCTCTCCAAATGTTAGAGCTCTTGCTTCTACTTCCATTATTTTAATTTATTTAGGTTACGTAATCTTTCTAAAACATCATGGCTTGTGTGACCATCAAATTCATATTTGGCTTTTGGCTCTTCAGGTATTTGGAATAAATCCCAGTCTTCAGCTTTATAATGATTTGTAATCATTCCATCTGGTAACATTGCTACTACAATAAACCATCCACCACCAAAACAAAGTTTGCCATCATGGTGTTTCCAAGATTTATGCACATCATGCTTATGTGTGTAAAAAGGTCTTCCTTCTTTCCACCAGTGAGGATGTTGAGTTTTTTCTTTGGCCCACTCATTGAACAATGCTGCATTGTACATTTTTCTAAAATCATACAACTCATTGTACGTATGGTATCCATCAGAGAACTCACCAATTTCAGATTCTGTTGCATAGGTCATTTCAAATATTTCTGGTTTGCAAGGATAGAACTCACCCTTTACACCTTTGATGATATAATCACCTTTGCTTGCACGCATAGATCCCTCAAGTGTATGGATAAATAAGCCATCACCTTTGAACTCATATTTTCTATCTGTACCTTGGCAAAATTCTGCAATGTCTAGCGAGTTATCACCAGTCCATTGCATTGCTTCAATCACTACAGGTTTTTTTGCGTATCTCATTTGTCTTGGTATGTTAATGCTTTTTCTAATTCTTGATAAGTAGTAGCAACTTTATCAATTGTTTCTGTAAGGATATTTTGTTTCTCAGAACTAACAGCATCTATTAGTTCTTTGTCTAAAACATCTATTAGATACGCACAAGCTCTTTTACAAGTTTCAACATCTTTGTTAGTGCTTGGTTCCTTATCCAATCCTACCAGTTTTTCACCTCTGGTTAATTCTGGAATTTTAAATTCCATAACCTGTTTGATTTCTTCACTCATGATTTTAGCTTTAAAAATTGTACTATCACTTTAGAAAACTCACTTATGCAGTTTTCAAATTCTTTATGTGTCATGAAAAATTTGTAATCTCCTTCTACTGATGGGTCATCATATCTGACTCTGTGTGTAGTAAACACTATCTCCATAATTTCATGATTAATTATTGACCAAACATAAGTAGGATCTTTTTTCAAAGACCTGGTTCCAATTGTCAATTTACATTCTAAACTATCAAAAGAACCTCCATCAGATTTTGAATCAGTAAACACATTGTAAGTCATGGGACCAATGATTACCTTTTTGGGAAACACAATATCATTATGATCTATGATTACCATACAACAGAAATGTCATATTCATTAATCAACATCTTCACATCTTCACCAATAGTAATTCTTTCAGCATTCATCAAAACATTTGAAGACACATAAATGAAATCTCCTTCTTTCACTGCTTCAACATCAGCAGATGTTTTGAACACTTCTAACTTTGACCATTGTTTGATCATCTCTGTTTCCAATTGTTTTTCAACTTCTGGAGTCAACTCAATTACTGACTCTGGTCTTTTAGGTATTGTCAATAATACCTTTCTTCCTAATAACTTCATAGTTTAAATTTTTTTGATTTATTTACTTGCTTCTGCTTCCTCTTGCTCAGCCTCTTTTTGCAACTGCTCTACAGAAGCTGTTATGTTAGCAATCATAGCTGCGTGTTGCAACCTCTCTGATTCATGCTTTACTGCACGTGCCTGTTGTTCTGCCAAGTCTGCACGTAGGGTAGCAACTTCAATCTGTTCTTTGTACCAAGCAATAACCTCATCTTTGCTTAGTGGTGTTTTTTCTTCTTCTGTCATTTTGGATATATTTTAGTTATGGCACAAATATAACCAAAAGTTTAAACTTTGCAAATTTAGTATTATATTTACAGCATGTATGTAACAAGAGAAATTGAATGGGAGGCTACACAGCTTTTGGCTGAAGCACTTGATGGTTTTGATACACATCCATCAGATACACTAATGGTAATAGTAAGTCCTGACTATAGTGCAAGTATAGGTATGCACATGGTTCATCACTTAAGTAAAGATGGCGAGATGCTAGACTTTGACTTCATAGAAGTACCATACCCAGATCAAGACGTAAACATATACATAAACAAATTCCTCAACTCTGGCAGCCTTGCCAAATACAAATCCTATAAACAAGTAATCCTAATAGAAGCAGGAGTAATCTCTGGCAAAAACTACACATGGATAACTAACATTCTCAAACAACACAACATTCCCTTCATCACCTCAACCCTGTTTGAACACAACAACAGCCAATACAAATCTAACGCAGTTGGCATGTACTACAGCACTGACCTAGAATTTTACTGGGAACGCCACAATAACCACTGGGCGTAGGAAATTTTTTTTGGAAATTTTTTTTAGGGTGTGGAATTTGTGATGAGGATGTGAGGATAGGGACTCCCACCATTGACAGCCCCCCCAAGACACAGAAACAACTGCACCCCCCTATGCATTCAGAGAGAACTCCTACACTATGAATAAGATCTATGTGATAGCAGGAGTAAGCATAGTTGCTAAGACTCTGGAAGAAGCGTATGCGTACTTCAGAGACATGTGCACCAATGCAAAAGGCTAGGTGGGATACCTAGCGCCTGCGCAGCGAAGGTGTAGTATATATATAGTATACTACACTTTTATTCCTCTCTATATAGGCTTAATGATTATAGCCTTTAGAATTATAATCAACCTAAATCATTTTGAACCTTTCAGTGCTCAGGTCAACTGTACATATATTATGGCAACTATAACTTACAATGGCCAAGAACTTGTTAATGAAACTGAAATGTTTCACGATGAGATGAACCTAGAGTTTGGATTCACTGCTATCATCAAGTATAAGGATGAGTGGTTTCCAAGTAGATTTGAACCATCTCTCAAGACAGTGCGTAATGTGACTGAAGTCCATCATCTTTACAGAAAAGGTGCTATTGCGTTAGAGTCTGATATTCATTATACAGGTGGTACATATGAATTGGATGAGATAGAGTATATCTCAATTGTACCTTCTGATAAACTCTATGAAGAGTTTGAAGAGTGGACAACAATATAACAGCAACTCCCTTTACGTTCAGGATATAGGCTTTGCAATGTGGCCTTGAGAATTACATTGCACCATTTATTAACACTCAAAATCCTACATCATGAGTGCACAAATTAAAATCGTTCCATCTGAGAATGGAACAACAGTTAGACAATATACTAATAACCCAGAGTATGGGTATGTAGTATTAGAAAGTTCAGACATCAGCTTTGCTAATGGCTGGATTAAAGAGTCTAAGCGCACGTGTCTATTACGTGCAAAAATGGAGTTGCTAACCATGTTTGCTTCACAGCCAAACATTCCTGGAAGGATTCACATCCAGGAGTTTCCTGAGAACCAAATTCCTGTGCATGTGCAAAAGGCACATCTCAGAGATGATGTCTCCTTTCAGGAAGCCATCAGTGGTTATGTGAAGAGTGCAGGTTCTGATGGACCTGCTCTGAAGGTTGGGGACTTCAAGATTTGTAGATTCACACAATATGACCCAACAGGTCAGAGTGTGGACATCATACTTCAGCATGATAATATTGCTGAAGTGGAGATCTACAAGCAGAAGAAGGAAGGTGGCGATGGAGCCAACCTTCCAGGTGGTGATGGTGAACCAGCACCATTCTAAACAGGCATGTGGGAGAGAGCCTTCAATCTCTCCCTTTATTTTAAATCTTAGTGTTATGATTACTCTAGAATCATTAGTAGAAATGGACTATCTGAACTTTATTGCATTGACAGATACCATTGGTAAATTAAATGTTGGTACTGCTGAAGAACAGCACCAAGCAAAATTAACTTATTGCAGACTTCAAGGAAAAGCACAACTGCTTGAAGAGTTAATTGAAAAAGCAAGGCTAGTAGAGTGTGCCTAAAAACACTCTAAAACTTAAATCCTACATTTATGAAAAGTTTAAATTACTATGTAATGTCAGTATGTCTAGGACTATTGACATTAATCTTTCTAGAAGGTATCCTTACTATGGGTAATGCCTTCAACTTCCAATCTTATGGTGTGTTTGCATGGATATGCCAGACAATTGGTGTGATATTTACTATCACTTTGTCTCTACACATTGCTATTAATGTGAAAGAAGACAAATAAAAAGGCTAGTAAGGGAGAGCCTTCAATCTCCCTCTTAATTTTAAATTTTAATGTTATGAATAGTGCGTTAAATACACGTGAAAAAGTAAGTACTATGTTATTCAATTTGCCATATTACAGTGTGGCTAGATATTATATTATGGATGCAAAGCACCCAAGTTTAAACTTTGATGAAGAATCTGAAAAGTTTAAACAAAGACTTATTGACTTGAATTTGTCAAAGTCAACCATAGATGCTGCAATGCACCCTGAAGATGGGTCTTGTGCTCTTGAGTATTTATCTTACTCACAGATATATTACATCATCTATGGTGAACATTTAATTACTAATCTTTAAAATTCCTACATTATGAAAACTTATGAAACTCCAGCAACCCTTAGTCAAGCAGTTGCTAACCTAGAAGATGAACTTGCTTATTATAAAGAGCAACTTGCAGTACTTGATAGATTCAAAGGATTCACCATTAGTTCAGTAGCAAGAGCTGCTAAGATTATGGTTGATGACCATCTTCGTCAATATGTAGAAGGTTATAGAAACACTACTACAAAAATGATATATGAAGATGCAGGATTTGATGTTGACTCTATAGCATTTAATGATGCAGTGTTATGGTCTGTAATGAACTGGTCTTCTAGAGACAGAAAGGGTGAAGAAGACATGATAGAATATATCATGGACAAGATGTTAGAATTTTACCCTAATCTTGTTACAAGTAACCATGATGAAAGCAGTGCTCTACGTAAACAATTACAAGGGAGTTTGAAGCGTGCATACAAAGTGGCAAAACTAATTGACAGTTATTAAGCGTTTAAATTACCAGTATGTAGCGTGTGATGCGTTACGTACTGGTATTTAATTACAGGTTTGTAGCGTGTGTAACTTCAAAAACCAACTGTGACCAACCCATAGCATACAGTAAGGATAGCTTATAGAAAAAGATTGCATTCAAAAATCAAACTGAAACCAACCAAGAGCATACAGTAGGAAAATAGTTGTCTCCACCGTGTGTAACAATGAGACTCAGTGTCTAGTTATCAAGTACTTACAAAATACTGATTTTTCTCAAATTGTCTACAATGGGTCCACTGAGAGCATACAGTAGCATACAGTAAGAGCTGTCCAACACAGCAACCCCCTAGGAATTCAGTATTAATAATTAAATCTTGTATTATGTCTACAGTTAAAATTGTGCCAGGAAAGACTGGTAATTTGGTGTCTACCTACCAAAACAACGCTGAGTTTGGTTACATTCAGCTTGAGTCTAGTGATATCTCCATTAATGGCGGTTGGATTAGAGAAAGCAAAAGGTCTTGCTTGTTAAGAGCTAAGACTCAATTGCTTACGCAGTTTGTCACAATGCATAAGAACTTGGAAGTTCCAGGTAAAATTGCAGTATTAGAGTACTTGGAAGATA